TTATCTGTATCCCTCCCAGAGGAGCAGGCCCGCGGCCATGGCGGCGTTGAGGGATTCGCATTTCCCCTCCATGGGCAGACGCACCGCTGTATCGCAGGCGTCCAGCGCCGCCGGAGTCAGGCCCCGGCCCTCGCTGCCCACCAGGATCACCCCCCGGCGGAGATCCGCCTCCCGGGCGTCCACGGTGTCCGATCGCAGAGCGGCGGCGATGAGGGGCAGCCCCGCCGCCCGCAGCCGGGGAAGCAGCTCCTCCAGAGCGCAGGCATACACCGGCAGACGGAAGGCCGCCCCCATGGTGGAGCGCACGGTCTTATGGTTGAAAGGATCGGCGCAGCCGGGGAGCAGAATGGCCCCGTCGGCCCCAAAGGCGTCCGCCGTCCGCAGGGCCGTGCCCACGTTCCCCGGGTCCTGGACGCCCTCCAGGGCCAGATACCGCCGGCCGGTCAGCCTTTCCGGCAGGGCCGTGTCCGGCGTCCGGGCCGTGAACAGCGCCCCCTGGGGCGCCTCCATGGGGCTGACGGAGGCCATCACGTCCCGGGGCACCTCCACCAGCCGCGTTCCCGGCGGCAGGGGCGGCAGCGCCGTTCCCGCCGTATGGACCACGGCGGTGATGGGCGCGCCCCACCGGACCGCCTCCTCCAGCAGCTTCACGCCGTCGGCCAGATACTCCCCCGTCTCCCGGCGGTAGGCCCGGGAGGCGGCCAGACGGCGGATATGGGTCATGAGGGGATTGGCCCTGCTGGTGATTTTTTCCGACATGGGACCTATCTCACTCGATGGGCTTCATGGTCGGGAACAATTCACGGTATGCTCTATCTTGTCTTATCATGCTTTATTACCTCGCATTTTATATGAAATCCAAAACTTTTTTGCCCATTTTGCTTTTATCTTGTTTTATCTTGTGATAGTCAAATGGGGTAAAATTTGGGGTAACGCCTTAAAACCTCAGATAGGCTTCGTAGTTTGTGCATACCTTATATATTATACACACCAATACCACCCATGTCAAATAGAGACTATTGGCGAAAAAAGAGGGGTACATTTCTGCACCCCTCTTCATTCATACAAGGAACCCACCGTTTTCCTCATGGTCTTGGTATACCCGCTTGATGTTAGCAATAGCCATGACCGCTCGGTTGTTCTTATATCCGGGGTGTGTTTCACACAATCTCTCATACTCGTCGATGTCAAGGAGCATATCATTAAAACACTCATGTGTAAAGTCCTCACCCCTCATAAGCTCAATGTTGAACCGCAGAATACGCTGGCGGTGCATACTCGCATCTCGCTCATCATCGTCCTGAATATGTTTTTCGAGCTTGTCCTG